TTACACGGATATGCGGCTCGTTGAGTTCGTAACCACAGAACAGCTTGACACAGCTATCAGGCAGACACAGGAAGAGATATCTCTTTCAGTTACAGCACAGACCACACGTGCTATGACATATGCTCAGGGTCAGGCAGCGGCGGCATATAATGCGGCTAACACGCAGACGGACAACAAGCTGAGGAACTACGTCACATCAACCCGACACACGTCAGACCTGCAGCTCCTTTCTGACCGGATAACTTCTGCGGTATCAGCTACGGAAACGCTTGCAGAGTATGTAGACGGTGACTTCTATGAGCAGGTCACGAGTGAGTATACTACGCTTGTTACGCAGACAGCTAGCGGCATTGAATCGAGAGTGCAGCAGACCTACGCTACACAGACCACAGTTAACGGCATAGCAAGCCGAGTAACAACGGCAGAATCGAAGATAACACAGCAGGCGAACAGGATAACATCCATCGTATCTGAGCTCACAACAGCTGAATCGCAGATATCACAGCAGGCTAACCAGATAACCACGTTAGTCAGCACAGTGAACGGTCAGCAGACAGCAATAACACAGAATGCTAGCAATATCAATCTGTGTGTCAAGAGTGCTAACCTGGTGTCCGAGATCAACGCGAGCACAGGTCAAATCAAAATGACCTCGAACAGGTTTGTCGTGGATAGCACATACTTCAAGCTATCCGCCAATGGCGCGGTGACGGCATCAAACCTTACGCTGACAGGTGGCTCCATTAAGTCTGCGAACTATGCTACCTCAGGGGGGCAAGTCACAGCGGGTACGTACATCAACCTCTCCACAGGCTCTATATCGGCTAAGAACTTCTCCGTATCGAGCTCCGGTACAATGTCAGCAACGAATGCAACTCTGACAGGTACGTTCGAGACCGGAGCGGACGAGCAAGGTTGTAAAATTAAAGTGATGGACGGTAAGGTGCACGCATACCTTAACAATAACCGTGTCGGCGGTCTGGGCGCTGCGGTCAGCAGTTCGGACCCGACTAAGGCACAGTATGCTCTACTCGGCTCCACGAACTTCCAGGGCGTTATGATAGGCACCCTGTATAATCACGAAGTAACACCATACTACCGTATGAATTACAGTGACTACTATACAAGCTATGGCTGCCGTCACTGGTTCTCAGGTGACTTGAAGTTCGTCAACGGTAAGGTGAAATCCAACTTTGAATTTGCTGACGGCTACGGTATAAGCTACGGCGGTAACGTAGCATTCCGCTTTGTAAACGGCTCAGGTGTGAACATTGGTATAACAGGCAATAACGCCTGCACCACATACATCAAGGGCTCGGAGATAAGATTTGCGGCTAAGATCGCATCATCAATACAGTTTGCTGATAATACAGGCATATCCTACGGCGGTAACTGGGCTTTCCTTTACGATAATACCGTATCAAACCCCGGTGTCTTTGTCGGTATCGGCGGACAGTACGCTTGCCCAACATACATCAGAGGTTCAGAAATATATCTGAGAGCAAGAGCATACACATCCGGTAACGATGTCGTAACATCGGACCGCAGAAAGAAAAAGAACATCGTAGACTTAGACGACAGATACACGGCTCTGCTTGATAATCTCTCAGCTACTACGTTCCAATATAAAGAATCCTACCCAGACCAGACCATGTGCGGCTTTATTGCTCAGGACGTTAAGGCGGCTATGGAGAAAGTCGGGCTCTCGGAGAAGGACTTCGGAGGATATCACGATCACTACGGTGACGGAAAAGACCTCTATCTCGATTACACACAGTTCATACCCATACTTTGGGAGATAGTCAAGAAGCAGCAGAAGGAACTTGACGAAATCAGGAGGAAATCAATATGAAAGTAAGACTTGAAAAGATACTCGATGCACAGATAGCTCTTAGTGAGCTTGCAAGAAAAGACCTCAAGATCGCTACGGCGTACAAGGTAGCTAAGCTTATCAAGGCTGTGGCCGCTGAGGTTGAGTTGTTCAATGAACAGCGCATCAAGCTCCTGCAGAGCGTAGGCAGTACACTCAGCGAGGACGGCAAGCAGTATATCATACCGAGCGACAAAAAGGCAGAGTTCGCACAGCAGTTCAGTGAGCTCGTAGCTGTCGAGGTAGATGTACCCGACAAGATAAACATATCGGGCGAGGATATCTCCATAGCTCCCGACCTGCTTATGGCAATCGAGGACTTCATAGAAATAGAGGTGTAAGCTAATGGAGATCAGTGTTATCATATCAATCCTTTCGCTTCTGGTGGCGGCGATCGTAGGTTTTACAAACCTCAAACGTAATCAGACTACGGACAACAGGCAGACAGCGGCTGAAATGACTACGGTTATAGTCAAGCTTGAAACGCTGAACACAAACATATCAGAAATGAAAGCAGACGTTAGGCATACCAGAGCAGACCTGCAGGAGATACGTGACAGACTTATCATGTGTGAGCAGTCCACGAAGTCCGCGCATCACAGGCTTGATGCTCTGGAGAACAACGTAAACCACTAGGACAACGAGAGCGCGTTTCTGAGGGGCTTATCCTCTAAGGGGTACAACTTCACAGGATAAGCCCGAGAAGCGGCACAGCGAACGGCTGTGTTTGTCCTACGATAGATTATAGGAGGGGTAGCATGAATAAGAAGAAAATGAGCGAGTGGCTGTACAGAGCCCTCAGGACATTCGGACAGGCGGCAATCGGTTACATCGGTGCGAATATCGCGCTGACAGACACTTCGGACAGTCAGGCTCTGAGAGTTCTGCTGACTGCGGCAATTGCAGCAGGTATCTCAGCACTTATGAACGCAGATCTGAACCACGAGAAGTAAAGGAGTGTAGACGTATGAGCAATAGTAGTCTTGCAACTTGGAAGTGGAACGGCATATCTGACCACTACAACATAAGAGATCACGCCATTGACAAAATAACCATCCACCACATGGCGGGTAATTTGTCGCTGTCTGGCTGCTGTAATGCGGTGCAGTCCAGAGGTGGATCCACGAACTACTGCATAGACAGTAACGGCAATATCGGTGTGATGATAGACGAGAGATACAGAGCATGGACAAGCTCCAACAGGGAGAACGACATGAGGGCTGTAACAATCGAGGTAGCTAATGCTCCGGGTGCAGGTGAGCCTAACTGGAAGGTGACCGATGCAGCACTTAACGCCTGCATTAAGCTGTGCGCTGATATCTGCAGAAGAAACGGTATTAAGCGCATCAACTACACCGGAGATACATCGGGTAACCTCACCATGCACAGGTGGTTCTTCGCCACCGGCTGCCCTGGTCCTTATCTGGGCAGTAAGTTCCCTTATATCGCATCTGAGGTAAACAAGCTTCTTACCACAGCACCTGCAGCTCCTGCACCCGCTGTTAAGCCTACGGTGGTCAACCCCAGTACTGGCGGTGGTACTTCTCAGATATACCGCGTTCGCAAGTCTTGGGCTGACAGTAAGTCTCAGATAGGTGCATTCAAGAGCCTTGCCAACGCTAAGAAGGCTTGCAAGGCAGGGTATAAGGTGTTTGATGAAAAAGGCAACGCCGTATATCCTGAGACTGCGGCTAAGACCTACAAGGTTAAAGTCGTGCATGATGATCTCAACATCAGAGCGGGAGCAGGCATATCAAACAAAGTGGTCGGCAGCATCAAAGATCACGGCGTATATACCATAGTGTCCGATAAGATCGTTGACGGCCAGACATGGGGCAAACTCAAAAGCGGTGCAGGGTGGATATGCCTTGCAGCAGGCTTCACAAAGAGAGTATAACAACCATTAAAGCAGACCTCCATATATACAAAAGTCCTCTCTCGGGTAGTTCCGGGAGAGGATTTGTTATTGCTAGCAATATTCATTTCTTAGAAAGCAGCTCCTGGGCAGCGCACAGCGCGAGGTATGATACTGCATAAGGACGTGAACGCTTGAACACATCATCCTCGTCCGTGTATCTGAACATAGCTTCAATCGAAGCGAGCGCTTCTGCTATCAGATCTTCATCGTTCAGCCCTTCAATATCCCTAGCATAGTACTCTGAGAGCTGCTGTCTGAATTTTTCTCTATCGGTAATTTGCATAATATACCCCCTCAAAATCATTTCTCACATTGTCAAAAGTGGCTAAGTAGTGGGGTAACAAAGAGTGGTAACATTCTGCCGAAACCCCTATTTTCTGTTACCCCTGTTTATTTTCTTGTTACCCCTAATGTTACCTTAAATGTTACCCCTAAAACCCCCTATTTTACTATGTTTCATATATAAAGGTAACAAAGTAACATAAAAATAGGTAATAGACTAGAAATAGCATATTAAGGGCGCGTATACGCCATACACGCCATATCTGCGCCCGTATACGCGCGCGAGCGCGAATGTTGTTACCTCACTCTTTCGGCTCCGGTTCGTAGGACAGTATATCCCCGGGCTGACACTCGAGCAGTTCACACAGGGTAGCTATACCGTCAGCACCGAGCATCTTACCCTCTTTCAGCTTCTGGATAGAGCTGTGTGAAATGATCTTCTCGACATTGAGACGGTATGTGGAGTAACCCTTTTCTTTCAGGGCTGCTAATACATTGATCTTGTACTGTAACGACATGATATCACCTCCCGCTTACATTGTATCATAAAACCTTACCGAAAACAAGGTAACATTCTGCACAAAAATAATACCGATTTTTCGGTAATAATGCGAATTGAATATTACCGAATTTTCGGATATAATAAAAGCACAGTAAGAGATACGAACCACAGACCACAGGAGGTAAGTGATATGTATAAGAATTTCAGAATCTACAAGACCGAGAACAACACATTCATCGTGAGAGCCGATAGCAAGAGGTTCGGCAAGCAGGCTATCGTGTTCGAGAGCTACAACACAAAAGAGTGTTGGCAGTGGATACGCAACAACTACAGAAACAAAGAGGGTAAGCTTATAACCAATATGCGTTGGACTGATAGACTTTATGCAAAGGCTTTCAGCACTTGCAACACACCCGATAACGTATGGTACAGAGCAACAGCTACGAACTGACAGGAGGTAAGCACCATGAAAGACACAATGTATCTCGTATTCAAGCAGATAGGCAACTTCGCTACAAGACAAGACCCGATAGTTGCTTACATCATCGGTACCGGTCGTGAAGCACAGGAGGAGTGCAACAGGCGTAACAAGGCGGGCACAGCTTACCACTACTTCATGGAAGCAGCGGAAGTCAAGAAGGAGGGCATAGAGATATGAACGATACACTGAGAATGAAAAAGCTGCTGATAGCACTTAACGACTACATGAACAGTTTCAGCTATTACGATGATGAGACGGACGAAACTGTGATAGACGGAGACGAAACCGAGTGCTATAACGTAATCATGCAGGACGATGAACTGCATCTGCTAGGTACCGAGACGGTCAAGAGCGTGATTCACACCTGCTTCGTGGACTGGGAAGAATTTGACAAGATGTGCAGGAAGCACAAGGCATACTGAGAACAGGAGGTACGAGCCATGA